GCCTGTACGGCGCTGGACTTCGTCAGACATTTCACGCTCAAAACCAGCGTCAGACCAGTCGTTAGTGGCCTGTGCGCGGATCATGCGTGCAAGTGAATATTCCCGCTGGTCCTTGACTGGAGCATCGACAACGTGCGCTGGTGTTTCCAGCGGCTTGTTGGCAATGACTTCAAGCAATTCGCCACGGAATTCGTCAACGGAAACGCCGCGACCGATGGCATCTTCGCCAAGATCAGCACGGCTGTGCTTCCGGGCCAAAGTCATAATCTCTTTGGCGCTTTTCTGCGCGGCTTTGGCAGCTTCCTGCCGAACCGCATCCAGATCGATATCAGACATCTGTTTCTCCTCTGTCCGAATAGTTGGGTTTAAGGGTTCGGAAATAGACCGACCAACGCCCACCAGACTTGACTGGTCCGCAGGAATTGAAACGATTGAAATTTCCATTGGTGTGGTGGAGACGCGGACAATGTCCTCGCCATCATCTTCACGTTCAACGCGGCCATCCACCCGATAACCGACGCTGATATTCTGCCGAATACCATCGGCAACATCGTTGAACACTTCCGAAGCCAGATCACCTCTTCCGAAGCGAACCACGGCACGCAGACGACGTGCCTCTTCATCCAGTTCAACAGATTTAATGACGCCAATCTGGCGTTCCATATCGTGATCTAGCAGCAACGGTGCGCGGCCAGAGTTTAGAAAATCAAGATTCATGCTTTCGCGCTGGTGATCGATGACCTCCATACCAAAGGACCGTTTGACCGGCTCTTCGGATGAAACACCGACGCGCACTGTGCGCTCGTCTGCATCGATGGCCTTGTCATCCATATCCATCGCACGCATGACCAGATCGGCGCGGTCAAAGCGCTCTTTTTCTTCATCATCATCGCCATAATGATATGGGCGCTCGTCCATTTCGTCTTTGTCGCCGTTTTCTTCGACTTCCATCATCGACTTGCCGAAAGTGATGATATACGCATCATCGGTTTCTTCGACGTTTTGAATGTGCCGCTCTTCCACGATATCACCTCTTTCTTTGTCGTCGGATTGTACATCAGTTTTTAGCGGATGGCCATCGGGCAGCAGATCGGTGTCAAACTTGCCCGACTGGAATTTACCTGTCCTGACCGCTTTCAAAAAAACATTCACGCGTGCCATCGCCCATTGCTCTGGGCTGCTGACACTAGGGCGAACGCTGCCGGGATTAGTTTTATATGCGCCGATCCCGCGTTTATATACCGCCGCCAACATCCGCAACGTGACGCGCTTGCCCTTTTTGTCGCCGTGCTTTTCGTTGTGTTCATCAACCTTGTTCTGCAAAGCCGTCAGCGTTTTTTCGGAAAAATCATCTTTCAGCGCACGCGAATCTTCACTATCGATGCGATCCATAATCCGGTCTTTTTCATTGGCCCACGCCCTGCCGGGCGACCCGCCCCATAAAGCATGCGCGATCCGGCCAGCAGACGGATAGCCATCCTCGCCGGGCCTGAATCCTTCTGCCTCTTCATCCACTTCATGTCGGGCAAAAAATGAAACCATCCGGCGCACTGTGCGGGGCGATAACTCATCACGATTCACAAGCTGCCGCGCACGCGCAACACCGACCGCTGTACCGCCGCGACCGTGTTCTTTGCGCCAATCCAGACCGCGCTGCGCCTCTTCAGCCATTGTGGCGGTCGGCGTCAAATCGATGTCTTCGCCCTTATACTTCGCCATCATCACCGCCTTCGACTATCGGATCGGCAGGCAATTTGGTGCCGAACGGCTCAAACGCCATAGACAGGCCAAATTGTTCGGCCACCTCTTTATCACGCGCAATCTGACTGAATGTTTCTTCAACATCCCGGCCATAGTTTGCAGCCACGTCCTGCATCGACAGCACGCCGTTTTGCAGGCCAACGACCGCCGCGTTGATCTCTTTCAGTGGATCGACCCAGTTCCAGCCACGCCCACGGAAATATGCGTTGTCGCTGAATTTATCGTATTTGCTGGCTGGCAACGGAATGCCGCCGAAATCCATAGCATTCGACAGCCACGATCTGAACACCGGCTCCATAAAGTGTTCGATCATAAACATATGCAGCGCACGATAGCCGTCGCGCTCATCAAGTGCGCCCTGCCGTATCGATGAATAATTGACCGACGACAGATCGTTCGACAGGCTGGCATAACTGACGTTCAGACCGGATGCCACGCCGCGCAGCATCGCGTTTTCAAACTCCGCATAGCCCGTGTTCGGATGCTTCGGGTCGAACATCTCCAAACCGAAGCCAGCCGGAAGCTGGTGAAAGCTGCCAGGTTCGACATCGATGACCGGCTGGAAATCGTTTTCATAGCCTTCGCCGACAAAATCATCGCCCGATGGCGTTGTCAGGATGCCCATCTTCGATGCGCCGATCCGGGCTGCAATGACTTCAGCTTCGCGGAAGGCATGCAAGTGCTTCAACGCTGACATCGCCGCAACCATAAACGGTTCGCCCCGCGTCTGGTGCGTGCGGGTCGGCATATAAATGTGGATGATTTCCTCAGCCGGGACGCGCGTGTGCTTCTGTGAATGCGATGCGTGATAGTATTTATCGCCGGGATGCGATGACAGGGCATAATATGCAACCGGCCTGTGCGCCGGGTCCATCTCAATGCCCATCCTGATCTGGTTGCCGTTGTTCAGCTTTTCGTTTTTCTTTTCATCGATTAGATCGGCTTCGATGAATTGCAACGCAAAGCCGTCACGATATTTCGGCCCGTTCAGTTTGCGGATGAACACCTCGCCATCACGCGCCAGAGTTTCAATGACTAGGCGCTGGCAGTCATACCACGACATCCGGCCATCAGCGGTCGGCGTGCCAAGTCGGCCCCACCGCTTCCACGCATTTTCGATGATGGTGTTTCCAGCCGCATCCAGACTGCCGTCATCGTTGCGTGCTTTGACTTGCAGGTGAAAACCGTGATCGCCGACGACGTTTGTTTTCAGCAGATTCACATAGCGCCGCGCAAATTCGTTGTCGCGCACCAGTTCGCGGCTGCGGTTCCGCATGACTTCCAGCGTGAAACGCAACTCGCTATCGGCGCTGTTTCCCGATTGTGTGAAGTCGCCGAACAATCGACCGGCACGCGCCGCTGCATAGCTGCGCTTTTTCAAAGGCTTTACGGTTTCTTCATCGCGCTTCAGAAAGTCAAACAAGCCCATCGTTAAAACCTCACCTTGATCGTGCCGCCGTGGCTGCGACCATTGCGGACATGATCCTCTTTATGTTCCTGTGCCACTTCGCGCCGGTAATAATCGCGCCATTGCACCAGTTCATCAGGCGGGATTTTGGAAAGGGATCGACCGTTGATCGAATAAGAAAGCACGTCAGCATCGGCACGCCCTTGCAAAACCGTTTCGATTTTGTCCAGCATGATTTCCGAATGCGAACGCGGATCGACGTTGTTGTCCAGATCGGTGATGATATCCCACGATCCGGTCTGAATCACGATGCGCTCACTGTCGCTGGTGCGCGTAATCTCTAGCTGCCAGTGATGGTGGCCTGTATCAAAAGACGCGCTGGCTGTGCTGGCTATCGTAAAAAGATAATCGTTGTTATCGGCGCTGCCGGTGACTGTAAATTCATGCGTGCCGCCGCCAGATGAAACACGGCTGACATAGGCGACACTGTAAGCGGTTGATGGATAATCGCTGCCAAGGTTCTTTTTGCGCCACGTTACGCGATCACCGACAACAATCTGGTCTGGTTCTATCGTTGGCGCATTATCGGTGTCGAACAAATTAGCCATTAGCGCCACCCATTAACAAAATCGCCGCGCCTTTGTGGGCGGCGCAGCGGTGTATTTTTCGGCACGTCTTCATCTTGCCGAACCGATTGCGATGCACGATCTGCCAGTGTGTCGAGGTTTAGGTTCAATATGGCCAACGCCCCTGTCGCATAAACCCGGCAGTCTAGTGCCTCATTACGGGTCCGCGTCTTGATAAACTCGCGGCGCGGAAACCCTTTGTGGAATTTTGTCACGATCTTTTCCGACGCGGCAAGCTGCTTGAAATACTCATCAGGCCGGTCGTTGGGAAAGTGGCAGAACCCCGGACCTTCTGATTGTATCTGAAGTCGGGAGAAAATTAAAGATTTGATATTGTCAACGCCCAGCGTAAACAATCTGATCTTGCCGATGTTGTTTCTGGACGGCCTCGACACTATCGGGCGGCTTTCACCAGCCATACCTTTGATCGCAAAAACGCGCTTGCCTTCACGCGGTCGCACAAAGTCATAAACAGCTTTGGTATAGTGACCGCCGGAGTCGATGCAGGCTGATCTGATTTGCAGCACGCGCCCGTCTTCGGTGTCATATTTCGTCGCCAGATGCGCGTCTAAATCCTGCCAGAGTTGCGGCGTGGATGGATCGCCATACAGTGTAGTGTAATCCAGCGACCAGCTTTCCTCTGATCGGCCCCAGCCCACAATCTCGACTTCGATCCGGTCGTCCTGCACATCGATGCCAGCGGTCACGACGACAACGCCGCTATCAACGCGCGGACCAAATTCTTCGGCGCGTTGTGCAACGTCATAGTCGTCAACGGTTTCGCCCTGATCTTCCCAAGATTCTGCAAGATATACGTTTGTCCATACGCGCAGCGTTTCCGGCATCTTTTTCGCCGATAGAAAGTCACGCACCGCATCTGATAACGGCGTCCAAGGTGAATAGATGCCGTTGATGTGGAATCCAGCTATCCCCTTAAATTCTTCGGTCGCCTTCCATTGCCCCTTTCGCACAGATCGATTGCGTGCAGCGTCTGACCAGCACGACCCACATTCTTCGCAGACATAGACCGCAGTCTCCGGCTTGTCCTTTTCCCACTGTACGCCCGACCATTTTAGCGTCTGCTCATGCCCACAATCTTCGCACGGCACATGAAA